TTAGTTGCAGGTACTGCTCGTTATACATTTGACAGCACAGTATATAATGCAGACTATGAAACATTTCGAATTAGTAAAGATGAAAGTCTTGGCGTAGCAGGTGTTAGCCTTCGCGTACTGGACTATAAAGAATATGTAGACAAATACATTGACCAAGAGACAACAAGTGATGTAGGCGGTGTGCCTATTTTTGTGTTTAGAACACCTAACAATAACTATGGACTGTATCCATATCCAGATGCTGCCTATACATTAAAGTATGATGCTTACATTAAGCCTACTGCCTTAAGTGCTGCAACAGATGTACCACTTATTCCTGAACAGTTTCGTCAGGTTATTGTTGATGGTGCTACAGCATATGGCTATCAGTATCGTGGTGAAGCACAGCAGTATGGTATTAACTTTGCACGGTTTGAAGACGGCATTAAACAAATGCAGAGTCTATACTTAAACAGTTACGACTATGTACGTTCCACATATTTACCACGGTCACAACGCTACGGTACATCTATATTCCCATCGGGGGCATAATAAATGGCAGACGAATCTGGACTTAGCCCATACGTCTTTGCCTGTGAAGGTGGACTGGTATTAGACCAATCTACATTCTCTATGCAACCGGGTATGGCACTAGAACTGCAAAACTTTGAGCCTGACATTCGTGGTGGTTACAGACGGATATCTGGTTACAGCAAATGGAATACTAACGAAGTTCCTTACACTGCTAGTGATACAGAAAAAGTATTAATGTGCGCCTATTACGATGGTGACGTTATTGCTGCTAGAGGTGAAAGTATTTACAGAGGTTCTTCTGGTTCAGGTTCATGGACTAGCATTGACAGTGGCAGAACAAGTGCTGGTAAGTATAGGCATTTTAACTACAATCTAGGCGGCACAGATTACATTGTATGGGCAGATGGTGCAAACTACGCCAGTAAATATGATGGTTCTACTGTAACAGACTTGAATGGAACAGGCGCACCTACTAACCCAAGCATTGTAGTTGGATATAAAAATGCATTGTTCTTTGCAGGTATGTCTGCTTCTTCACAGGAACTTGTATTTACTGCGCCATACACAGATGATGACTTTAACGTAGCAAATGGTGCAGGTAGCATTGCGGTAGATAGCCCAATTACTGGTCTTGTACCTTTTCGTGACCAACTGTACATATTCTGTGAAGCACGTATCTTTAAGTTAGTAGGCAACACATCTGCTGACTTTGTACTACAACCAGTAACACGTGAAATTGGATGCCTTAACGGTTTCACTATTCAAGAATTTGCTGGTGACATTGTGTTTCTTGGTCCAGACGGACTGCGTACAATTGCTGGTACTGAACGAATTGATGACGTTGAACTTGGTACAATAAGTCGTGCAATTCAAAGACGGTTTGCTAATCTGTCTGACGTTGATGAGTTTGACAGTGTAATCATTCCAAACAAAACACAGTATCGCATTTTCTTTTCTAACTCTAATGTAACACGAGGCAATACAACTGGTGTTATCTGCGTAAGAAAAGGTGACGCATACGAGTTTGCTGATACTCGTGGTATTCGTCCTAGCTGTACAGACTTTGCTATTAGTAATGGTGAAAGCATTGTTCTGCATGGTGAGTATGATGGATATGTTTATCAGCAAGAACAAGGCAATGACTTTGATGGTAACGTGATTACAGGTAAGTATCGCTCACCAGATTTGTCAATGGGTGATGCAGGTATTCGCAAAACATTTCAGCGTATCATTATTAACTACGCACCAGAAGCATCAGTGAATGCTGATTTGTTTGTACGATACGATTATGAAGCACCAGATGTAGCAAGACCAGCTGCATATCCATTTGATACCGCAACGGTTGTTGCTATTTATGGAACATCATCTTATGGTACTGCAACATATGGTGGTCAGTCAAACCCACTCTTTAGACAGCCCATTGAGGGTAGTGGATTTGCAGTAGCCCTACGAGTGAACGACAGAGGAACGTCAGCACCATATTCACTTAAAGGATTTCAGTTAGAATTTGACGCAGGAGCAAGACGCTAATGGCTGGATATAATAGACAATCTTCGTATACTGATGGCGACATTATTAATGCAGCCGATAGTAACGATGAGTTTGACCAACTCGTAAACGTCTTTAGCAATACAACAGGTCACAAACATGATGGTACAGCAGCGGAAGGTCCAGTCATTGGTTTGATTGGTGACCCCGGAGTTGCTACACCAATTAATAAAGTAGTTGTAGATGACACTAACAATCGTGTTGGTTTCTTTGTAGATGTATCATCAATCTCTACTGAACAGATTCGTGTACAGGACGGTGCTGTTGTTCCTGTAACAGATAATGACATTGACCTTGGTGCATCTGGTGCTGAGTTCAAAGATTTGTACATTGATGGTGTTGCCTATGTAGACAGCATTGCAATGCCTACTACAACTGTTACTGATATCTTTGATGAAGACACTATGTCTTCTGACAGTGCTACTGCTCTTGCAACACAGCAGTCTATTAAAGCATATGTAGATGCACAGGTAACTGCACAAGACTTAGACTTTCAAGCAGATACAGGTGGCGCACTTAACATTGACCTAGACAGTGAAACACTTACACTGACAGGCGGTACTGGTATTGACACAGCAGGTTCAGGCAACACTGTAACCTTTGCTATTGATAGCACAGTAGCCACGCTTACTGGCACACAAACTCTCACAAACAAAACTCTTACCACTCCTATTATTGCTACAATCAGCAACACAGGTACTGTAACACTTCCAACTGCAACAACTACTCTTGTTGGTCGTGATACTACGGATACACTGACTAATAAAACAATAGATGCTGATAACAATACTATTTCCAATCTTGAAGTTGATAATTTAAAGTCAGGTGTACTTGACACTGACCTAACATCTGTTGCTGCTACAGACACTACGCTTGCTTCTGCAAAGGCTATTAAGAGTTATGTAGATACGCAAGTTGCTGCTGTACCAGTAGGTGACATTACAGCAGTTACTGCAGGTACAGGTTTAACAGGCGGTGGTACTACGGGTGATGTAACTTTAGATATTGACAGTACCGTTGTTACACTTACTGGCACACAGACACTAACAAACAAAAGCATTGACGCATCACAGTTAACTGGCACAGTTGCCAATGCTCGTTTGGACACAGAACTACAAGCACTTGCTGGTTTAACATCTGCTGCTGACAAAGGTATTCAGTTCACTGGTAGTGGTACTGCTGCAACTTATGACCTTACAACAGCAGGTAAAGCATTACTAGATGACGCTGATGCCAGCGCACAGCGCACTACACTTGGTCTTGTTATTGGCACTGATGTCCAAGCCTACGATGCGCAACTTGCGGATATCGCAGGTCTTACACCAACAGATGGCAACATCATTGTAGGTGATGGCACTAACTTTGTAACAGAATCTGGTGGTATTGCTCGTGCATCACTTGGCTTGGGTACAATCTCTACTCAAGATAGTGGTAGCGTAAGCATCAGCGGTGGTAACATTGACGGTACTGCTATTGGTGCTAGTGTACGTAACAGTGCGCAATTTACTACACTAGACGTATCAAGCACTTCTACACTAGAGGGTACACTCAATCTTAATGACGACCTTGACATGGGCGACAACAATAAGATTAGGTTGGGTACAAGCGATGACTTTGAGATTTACCATGATGGGGCTAACAGCCGTATCAACGATGCTGGTACAGGTAGCCTGAAACTGCAATCCGCTAACAATGACCGCATTGTAGTGGACAGCAATGTTACTATTCAAGGTCTGGTGTATCCATCTTCGGATGGTTCAGCCAATCAGGTGCTAACAACTAACGGTTCTGGTACATTATCATTTCAAGATGTAACTGTAACAGAAACAGACCCATCAGCACTAGCTTTTGCTATCGCATTAGGTTAAATAACGCTTGACAATTAATTGTATGTATGGTATAATTATACTAAATTTGGAGTAAAGAAATGGCAAACGCTTTCCTATCAGAAACAGACACAGCAGTTGGAACGTCCCCAGCGACTATTCTAACTTGTGGTGCATCAACCGAAACCACCATCATTGGTCTGAGCATTGCTAACATCGTAACAAGTCAAATCACCGTAGACGTACAACTTGATGCTTCAGGTCGTACAAGTGGTGCAGAAGACAGTGTTTACCTTGTTAAGGATGCTCCAGTGCCAGTTGGTGGTTCTTTAGTTGTGGTTGGTGGTGACCAGAAGGTTGTCCTAGAGCCGGGTGACGCAATCAAAGTCACATCGGATACGGCATCATCTGCTGACGTTGTTCTTAGCCATCTTGACATTACATAAGGAGTAGGGGCATGGCCTATCAAGGTAACGTACCTGCAGCTTCGTACTTCTCTACACCAGCAGTACAACAGTTTAACGGTGACGGCACAACAACTACCTTTACATTAAATCGTACTGTATCAGACAAACAAAGTATTCTTGTGTCTGTAGATGGTGTTGTACAGGATGCTGCTAGTTCCTACACTGTGCCAGATGGTGTTACTCTGACTTTCACTGCTGCCCCTTCTAGTGGCACTGCAAACATCTTTGTGAACTTCCTTGACCTTTCTATAGGCTCTATTGCTCCAGACGTTGCCTACAGAGGGAACTTTAAGAATGGGGGCATGTTTCGTATTAACTCCCAAACTTTAAGTTCTGATATTACTATTACCGCTACCGAAAATGCTAACGTAACTGGACCGCTTACCATAGCATCTGGTGTAACATTGACCGTAGATAGCGGTGGAACATTGGTGACACTATGAGTACATTAAAAGCAGATACAATCCAGAACACATCGGGCGGTGCAGTCACGCTGACTAAGCAAGAAGCGTTAAAGCATTATATAAACTATGATGCCCCTAATACAACATCGGATAGTTCACTAAATCAAAGCAGTATAACTGATTATAGTACAGGGGATTTTGCATCCAATTTTACTAGCAACTTCAATTCAGCATCGGACAAAGTTCATTTTGTTTCTTGCTTAAACAGTGCGAATGACGGGGATTCTAGAGTAAGTGGTCCTACACGAGGAGGCGTTAACGCTAACATAGGCGTTCTTATTAATGACTCTGTTGCCGTACCTTTGTCCACCTCACAAATACAGTTTTATACCTGTATTTCTTCTACTGCTAGTAGCGATGCGGAACAT